ATTCTTTAGGAGAGATGTTTATAAAGTCATTCAGCAATTTACAACATGCCAATGAAGGTAACGATCCCGTTAATATCACCGTATATGCATGGGCTAGTGACGTTGAACTCACTATGCCCACATCATTGACTACACTTTCGGCTTTGGACTACACTCCTCAGTCGGGTACTCTCAACTCCAATGATGAATATGGTAAAGGAATTGTTTCCGGTCCTGCGTCTGCAGTAGCGCAAGCCGCTGGGAAACTAACCAGCGTACCTTCTATCGCACCCTATGCCAGGGCGACAGAAATGGTAGCAAAAGGTGTAGCCGGCATGGCTACACATTGGGGTTATTCACGCCCTCCTATTGTTACCGATATTGTACAGCAAAAACCCACACCAACAGGGAATATGTCTAATACTGACGCCGCTGATGCTGTCATGAAACTATCTCTAGATTCCAAACAAGAATTAACTATTGATTCTCGTACTGTTGGTTTGGATGGCGAAGATCAGATGGACATACTAAGGTTTGTCCAACGTGAGTCCTATCTGACTTCTTTTACTATGTTTCCACAACAAGTATCTGACACGATGCTGTGGAATTGTAAAGTTACTCCCAATCTCTATACAGTTAACGGTAATGAAATTCACCCCACACCCATGTCATATATGGCTGTACCATTTAATGCCTGGCAAGGCAGTATAAAGTACAGGTTTCAAATCGTCAAATCTAACTTTCACAAAGGTAAGATTTTGTTGCGATGGGATCCACGTTCACATGGATCCAACGTCCAATACAATTCAGTATATAGTCGAGTAATTGACATTGCTGAATGTGATGATTTCGAAATTGTTGTGGGATGGGGCCAGTCGATTCCTTTCCTCGAAGTAGGTGAAATGACACTTGTTGAGAATTTCTCTACAACTCGTTTCCCCACAGAGGAGGGTTATACGAATGGTAATTTAGAAGTTAATGTGGTGAATAATTTAGTCTCACCTAGTATAGATAGTTCTATCCAATTCAATGTTTTTGTCTCCGCATGTGAGGACATGAAATTTGGCGAACCAATGCCAATTTCAATGAATCAATTTTCTATATTTCCTCAAAGTCCTGAAAGTTTTAAACCTCAATCAGGAACAATCGATGGTCCCGCCATCGCAGGCACTTCGGAAGGTCTAACAGACATTCCCACAAACCCCGAAGCTATCGCTCCTATTTCCACCGGAGGTCAAGTAGCCGACCAAACTCTCAATGTTTTCTTTGGTGAAAGTCCGAAAAGCATTCGTGAACTTTTAAGACGTTACATCCGCCACAGGGTAGACGTTTTTGATCCCAACTCTGAAGGCACTAATCTTTTCTATATTTTAAAATTATTTGATAAGGGATTAGGTTATTGGGCTGGGGATGATCCAAACGGCATTGATATTGGTTTAACTTATTCAATATGTACTTTTGCCCAATGGTTCATGCCCTGTTATGCTGGTTGGCGAGGAGCCACTCGGACAAAGTACGTGTTTAACAGTACTGCGCCCGATTCCAATCCAACAGTTTCTCGTATCGGCTATTTAGATCGCGCGCGTATAAACAAAGTACCCATACTTCGAACAGATGGTGAATATGCGCTCAGTGCAAAATTTACACATGCAACTGGTAACGACACCGCTGGTGGTGCCGCCACAACCAACATAGGTGTTAATAATACCATAGAAGTAGAAACCCCCTACTATAATGGTGTGCGATTTTCACCCGCACGGCTTCCAAGCGCAGATTTTGTTAATGGATGTCATTCGAATTTGATTTCTTCCGTTGTATACTCAGATAATACTAATATCGACCCTGTGGCAGGTCTTAGGATCAATAGTTGGAAATCCGTTGGAGAAGATTTTACCCTCTTCTTTTTCACGGGTTGTCCTATTCTTTATAAATATTCCAACTCTCCGTTTTAAGTGCGCCTTGCACTTATACGTATATGTGTGTGCCACACTAAAGGCACAAAATTCCTGGGCAGGAATTAAATCTAGTCCGCTAGTCCAATGGGTGACCCATTGGAGCGGCTTACATTTGTAAGTCGTTGCTAGGAGCTAACGCTCTGCATTTTTATGATCTTAGATCTATAGTTTTTGAATGCAGGGGTTACTCCTTGCAGGAATTTTAATATAGGTCACAAATTTCATTAATTTGCACTAGTACATTGGTACCTAAGTACAGAAGATAACTATCACTTCTGTTTCCATCTTGGTACCAACCCTGGTCATTTACGC